ATTCTTAGGTTTGAACTTTCCTTGTTTTAGAGACATAAATAAAAATACCACCCCATATGGGTATTTATGACTCTCAAAAGCGTTACATCCTTTATATCAGATCTACAAACCAGAGGAGGACCTAGTTCTACCAACCAGTTTGATCTGGAGTTTGCTGTCGGTGATAAGTTAGCAAGATTTATGAAGGAAGAGTATCAGATAGAAAATACATCTTATAATAACCTCATGGTTGACCTGATTAATGAGGCACAGGTACCTGGCGTGTCATTAACCAGTCAGGATGTGAAGCAAGTACACAAGGGTATCACTATGAAACCCGCAATGGCAAAGGTATATAATGAGATGGACTTCTCGTGTATACTTGATGTCAAGTCAGAAGCATTTAAGTTCTTCACAGCATGGCAACATTTTATACAAGGTGCTGACGTTGGTGATCCTGGCGTACTATCAGGTAAGAAAGAAGCAAGAGCATTAGCTCAACACTTTTATAATGACTACACATGTGATACAATAATAAAGAAGTACGAAAAATTTTCTCCAGATAAAAACAACATACAACCAACAGCAAACTATCATGTGTTCACTGTACAGTTGCGTAAGTCATATCCATATATGATGTCATCTATACCATACAGCTCAGGAGGTTCTGGAGTTGTCAAATTGAGTATAGGTATGTACTATGAGTACTCTGAGTTTACTCCGTTCAAGTTTGAGCAGAGAGTAGGAGTCTCAGGAACCTGATATATAATATATACGGACTAATTTATTATGCCATTACCTGAAATTGTTACGCCAACCTATGAGTTGGTTATACCTTCATCGAAGAAAAAATTAAAATATCGACCTTTCCTTGTTAAAGAACAAAAGATTCTTATCTTAGCATTAGAAGAGAATGACAGTGCTCAGATATTAGAAGCGATTAAAACGATATTTAAAAGTTGTATCATCACTAGGTTCAAGATGGAAGACCTATCCATCTTTGACGTTGAGTACATCTTCCTACAATTACGTGGTAGATCTATTCAAGAGACTATTGATGTGGAAGTACCATGTGATGATGATCCTGAGACTAAAGTCCCCGTGTCATTCCCCGTTGATGTTGTCAAGGTCAACTTCCCCAAAGGACATGAGTCTACAATTAAACTGAATGAAGATATTGTGGTACAGATGAAGTACCCTAACTTGGACTACTTTGCCAAGGTGAACTTTACAGAAGAAGAGACTGACCCTTATGAGTTAGTATCATCATGTATTGACCGAGTATATAATAAAGGAGAAGATTGTGGATCATTCACAGCTGAAGAAGCTCAAAAATGGTTGGAGAAACTTACTAACGACCAGTTTGAAAGTATCCAAAACTTCTTTGATACTATGCCTACTCTTCGTCATGAGCTTACAGTTACTAATCCTAACACAGGCATTAAAACGAATGCAGTCATCGAGGGATTAGTCAATTTTTTCGGATAGCCCTGTTCCAAGAGGGGTTAGCAAGGTTCTATCAAACGAACTTTGCCTTGGTGCAACACCATAAATATACCTTGAGTGACATAGAAAATATGATCCCTTGGGAGCGTGACATTTACGTCAACATGCTCGCTAAGTGGCTTAGTGATGAAAGGGAACGTATAGAAAAAGAACGAAGATCACGATGAAGAAACGTGTCGCTGCTATGTTCGGTATTAAACTCTTACCTTCATCAGGTAAGCTGGTTTCTAGTGCCAAGCGTATGCTCGACACTGAGATGGAGTACATCGAGTTTCTTAGGAATAAGAAAAAGATGTTCTTTATGACTCAGGTTCAACAGACTAGAGTCACGGTTATAAGTAAGAAAGCAAAAGCAGCAGAAGAGAAAAAGAAATCCAGTGGAGGTGGCGGTCTCCTTCAAAATCTCCTTAATAATAGACTGAAAAAGAAGTTAAGAGCGAAACCAGGTAAGTCCAGTCTTGAAAACAGGATGAAGAAGGTGAAGGGTAGGAACCCTGTCGTCAAGCTCAAACGCAAAATGAAAGCAGCGGGGATAAAGACTGGCCGTAAGGTCAATCGAGTCCTCAAGATAGACAAAGCTAAAAAGTTTATGTCTAAACAAGGTGCGAAGGTAGGTAATAAGATAAAGAATGTAGGTAAGAAGGTAGCAGGGAAAGCACTTGAAAAGGGTAAGACGGTTCTCAAAGCAGCTAAAAGTAAAGGTGCCAACCTAGTTAACAAGATAATACCAAAGTCAGCTAAGAAGAAAGTAGCACAGAAGTTAGTCAAGACTGCTACGAAAAAGACACTAGCGAAAGCAGGAACTAAAGTAGCAGGGAAACTTGCTGCCAAGACAGCAGTCAAGGTAGGACTGAAGAAGATACCAGTCGTAGGTTTGGTAGCTGGACTAGGATTCGGTCTTCAAAGATTGATGAAGGGTGATATAACTGGTGCTCTCATGGAGGCAGGATCAGGTATAGCATCTACAATACCAGGTCCTGGTACTGCTATATCAGCAGGATTAGACGCAGCTCTGATTGCTAAAGATGTCACTGGTATGAAGGATGGTGGTTCTGTTAGTTCACCCACACGAGCATTGATCGCTGAAGGTGGAGAACCAGAACTTGTGGTACCATATTCCAAGTTAGGTCCTGTATTCCAGAACCTACTCAAACAGGTTGGTACTACACTGACAGATGTGACTACGGGATTCTTGAATACACTACCCGTTCCAACCGCAGAGTCCCAGAGAATATTGGGTGAAACAGCAAAAATAGCATCAATGTTCGGACAGAAGGCAAAGCCCATGGCAATTTTTAAAGGTGGTAAGATAGCAAAAATGGCAGGAGGATTCCTGAAAAAACTTGGTGGTGGTGCCATGAACCTAGCTAAGGGAGCATTTAAGATGACACCCATGGGCATGGCAGCTGGTGCTGTTGGTTCAATGTTTTCTTCACCAGCCGCAGCACAACCTATTACACAGACAATAATTAGCAACTCATCAATGTCATTTGATGGTAATGGACAACTTGTATCAAGTAGTAATGAGTCCTTTGACTCGGCAACTGCTATGTCGATAGGAGATTTCCCAATCACTGACAAGTATGGATCAACAGAAGGGAGATCTAGACCTCATGGTGGTGTCGATGTAGGAACTCCTGTAGGTACACCTGTAGGATTTAATGAACCAGGTAAAATTTTAGCAGCGGGCAAGTATGGTGCTTATGGAAACATGATGGACGTGTGGTTACCACAGTCTAAGATCCAGATGCGTATAGCACACCTATCTAAGTTTGTTAAGAAGACTGGTGAGTTTATATCAGGAGAGAAACTTGCTGAGACTGGTGGTGCTAAGGGAGATCCTGGTGCAGGTAGTTCTACAGGACCTCATCTTCACTTTGAAGCGGACACTAAAAAGAATGGAACGAGATATGGTGGATCTGGAGATCCTATGCCTTATGCTCCTTTAATTACATTCAGTCCTGTCGAAGCACCTAGCAAGAATGGTACTGGAGGTCCTAGCTATGGTTATCCTCTATCACAGACAGTCAAGTGGCCAACCAGTAATGGATCCATGGGAGGTCCTGGTTTATTTGGTGCTATAGGTGGTTTCATGAGTAACATGTTTGGTGGTGGTAAACCACCAGAACCTAAGATGGTTCCTTATCCAGTGCCTGTTCCAAAACCAATACCGATACCTGTGACTAAAATAGTGACAGTTGAGGCAAAAACTGTTGATGCGTATGGAGTCGACACATTCTCAGGGAGATTTGTTAAGTTATGAGTAAGAAGGATATAGACAAGTTTCCCAGTATAGACAACGTACATGAGGTCTTGAGTGATCTTACGGGTCTTTTTGATGACCGTAATAAACTCTTGGACACCATGTTCAGAGAGGACAAGTATAAGGAGTTCTTACTTGCTGAGAATATGCAGCAGCTTGCTGAGGCAGACAAGAGAGATGACTCAGCTAACGGTAGAATAAAGAAAGACTTAGCTAATGGTTACGAGGTCTTGAAGGCAAAGACCACGATGCAGAAGTTTGCTAACTTCATATCGCCAGGTTCTATACCTCCAATGGATCTCACGTCGGCAGATGACTTCAGTGATGATGATGAGGTTGAAGAGGAAGAAGCACCCGTAGAGAAAGAAAAGTCTGAAGAACCAGAGAAAGGAGATAAAGGTGATCCTGGTGAGGATGGAGCTGATGGAGCAGACGCACAACCAGAAAAACCAAAACCAAAGAGTAGAGTATTCAGTTGGCAAAGACAGCAGACTCCTAAACTAAAACTAGCAGAGGGTGGTGTTGTACCTCCATCACCTATGATGAACTCCCTGACTCCTACTGCGGGTCAGAGACCTGAAACGAAATCAGGTGTCAAATCACTAGAGAGCTTAGGACTGGTAGGTAAGAAGAACGTTGCCACTGAACTGACTGAAGATTTAGGATTAGAAGAGTATAAGAAAGCATTAGCAGATGCTATGGCACTACCACTCAAGGCAGTGGCAGCAGGATTAGCAGGGTTGATGGAGAAGATTGATGTGCCAGGTGGTGAAGGAGCAGCACTTGAGGGACAGATATCTAAGGTAGGAAAGACGTTTGGTGTAAAAACTAAGAAGAAAAAGAAAGAAAATAAACTGATGAATTTTGTACAGGGTGGTGGTATAATTGGTGCCTTGGGTAGAATGCTTGGTGGTGGTAAGAAGAAAAAGAGTAAGGGTAAGAGTTATAAGACGGATGAAGAACTCAATGCTGCTATAGAAAAGAGTGATGTACAAGATAAAGCATTAATGGAGTACTTGGACACAGGTGAGTGGCCAGAGTGGGGAGGAGAGAAACCTAAAGGAGTAGGAGGTCCTTCACTCGGTATGGGTGGTGCAGCACATCCTCCAGAAGCACCTGACGCTATATCTACCCAAGGTAGTACTAGACTGGACAAGGTAAGAAATACTTTCAATACTATCAAACAAGGTGCTAAGAAAGCATTCATGAGTTCTTCTACTGGCATGGCGATCAGTGCGACTACCAGTGTGTTGAATAAGATACTAGGTGGAGTACAACCAGCTGAGAAAGGTAGTCAATATGAGAAGCAAGATATAAATTCTTTGACTAACCAAGTCATCATGGACAATGAGATGAACATGAGTGAACTTAATCAACTTACAATAAAGGGTGCTACTGGTGAAGCAGATATGAGTTCAGAATCAATCATGAAAGCTATTGCTTCCATGGGTTCTAACAAAGGTATGGGTATTGGTGAATCAGATCCACTACCTCCCGCACCACTAAGACCAAGCAAACATCTACTACATAGCATTAGCATCGTAGATGGGGGTCAGACACCCAACGACGTAGTATGAACAAAGAATCTAATTTCGAGTTATTGAACCTAAACATAGGTATGTCAATGTATGATCCAGAGACGGATCAGACTGGTATGATGGTGCAACCTTTTACAAGCAATAATTTATTAGAGTTACATTATATCGAAGATATTACTAAATCAAATGTACTATTGATTCTTAAACTGAATGACTCATCAACAGGAATCTTAGGAAATCTAGAGGGTATGGAACCCATAGACATCAAATGGACTGATGGTAGTGGTAATGTGATTACGTATGACATGATCATATATGATATCAAAGACAGGATGGTTGTAGATGGTAAGAAATCACAGGCAACTCTGTATTGTGTTTCAGTCGATGCAGCAAGAAATGCTGCTAAAAAAATTTCCCGTAGATTTGGTAAGGGAGGGGGCGAGCAAACTCATGAGATAGTAAAGGAGTTGATGCAGAAAGAGATAAAGACAGATAAAACTATTGAAACTGATGAGAGTGCTACTAAACTATCTTTCGTCAGTCCATACTGGGATCCATATACTATTATCTCATGGTTAGCATGGAGATCTATACTACAGAGTGGTAGTGGTAAGAAGAGTGCAGGATTTTTATTCTATGAGGACAGAAAAGGATATCATTTTAAAGCAATGGATTCTCTGGTAGAACAACCAAAGGCAAGAGATATAAAAGTAAACTTCAACGCAGATGAGTTAGATGAGGATGAGATCGCTGTAGATGGATTTACAGTATCAGGTTCTTCGGACATATTCCGTGGTCTTAACCTTGGTAGTTATGCTAGTACCACGTTCACACTGGACATGAAGGACTTTAAGTACACTGAGACACCGTTCTTCATTAATGACTTCTATCCTAAAATGAAGAAGTTAAACTCAATGTCAGAACTACCAGAGTTCTACAAGAGGTTTGGTGGAGAAGAGATAGGTGGTTCACCAACTAGAATTATGTCTAAAGTAATAGACTCAGCTATGTACACAGAGGGTACATACACACAAGAACTAACAAGACAGCTCAGTCAGTCCATGATCCGAAATCAGTTGTTCTTCAATCAGTCAGCTACCTTTCAGTATGAGGGTAAGCAAGACTTGGGTCTTGGAGAGGTAGTTAGAGTTCTTAAGTTTGACGCTAGATCTGGCATGCCAGAACCTGATATTAGTGGTCGCTACATAGTAGGTAAAATCTATCGTCAATTTTTGACAGAGAGAGACACCATGTCTACTCAGGTCACACTGTATAGAGATAGTATAGGATGAATTTAGAGAGTGCAGCACATGCCATCGGTAAAGATGGGTTCAACTGGTGGATAGGACAAGTCGAGAACGACGGGTCAGATCCAGAGAACGATGGTGAGGAGTCACTAGATTACGATTATACAGGTAAGGTTAAGGTTAGAATTGTAGGGTATCACAACCCAGACAAAGAGGTACTACCAACCAGAGATCTACCTTGGGCATCTTGTATCATGCCAGCTGTCTATGCCATGAAGAGTGGTATGGGATCTATCCAACAGTTACAAGTTAGCTCATGGGTAGTTGGATTCTTCATGGATGGATCCTCAGCCCAGATACCAGTGATCATGGGTAGTATCAGTGACCAGAACCCAGAAGCAATATACACTAAACTACCAGAGCAGAGTAGTATAGGATATCAACAGATACATGCACCAGACTATGATCCAGATAAGCATGGTACAGGTGGTGGTATCGTAGGTGGTACAGCTGATACAACATCTACTGACCCACAAACAGGTAACACTAGCGGACCTGTACAACAAACAACTGAAGAAGATACAGTCTCAACAGTCAACGAACGTGGTAAAGCACAGCAGCAGACTGAGGCAATGAAGAAGGCTGACGAGAGAAAGAAATATACTATACATGTAGGTAATGGTAAGTGTGGTACACCCGCAGATGTGAAGATCAAGGGTGCTACTGCTGAGTTCCTAAAGTTTGCTAGAGGTATAGAGAAGAATGATGTAGGTGAGTTTATTAACAAGGTCACTGGTGATATAGAAGACGTAGCAGGAGAGATTGAAGCAGTACAGAATAGAATACAAGGATTCATGGCAGGTGCACTCTCTAACGTCAAGGGCACAGTGATGAAGGAAGCACAGAAGCATATAGAAGACGTTATCAATGACATCAAGATTCCTGATCCTGATTTGTTAGATCCAGCTGTGGATCAGCTCAAGAACATAGGAGATCTTGTTGACTGTCTCTTCAAACAAATCTTCAATGAACTGGCAGATGTTATTGGTGGAATGTTGAATGACCTGTTAGGACAAGCACTAGACGCTGCATTGTGTTTGGCACAGGATATATTTTCAGACTTGTTTGGTGGAATGATGGAGAAGTTGATGGAGGGTCTTAGCACTGCACTTGGTATCCTTGATGGTGCATTGAGTGCTATCAAGAACAATGCTAACCTTATACAAGGTATCACTTCTAAGATACTCGATCTAATCGACATGGTTTGTGATGGCGATCTATCTTGTGCTCTTGGTTTATCTACATTCGAGACAGGAGCAGGGGGTAAAGAGAGTGAAGCAGACAAGCAGAAGAAACAGATGAGTCAGTACAGTGATGCAGCGAAGAGTGCATTGAAAGATGGTAAGACTCAGTTAGTTGGTACAGCTAAGCCCAACTCACGTGGATGGGTTCCAGTCACTAAGTTGGTAGGTGGTAAACTTGTCAAGAAAGCTTTCAACACTAAGAACGGTGAGTTCGCAGAGGTTGGTGCACCTGGCACTGGTGTAACGTCTAAGACATTTGAGAAGGGTAAGAGTCTAGTAGAGAAGTTTGACAGTGTATATCCTATACGTGCGTCAGATGGTACTATCAACTTCGCAAGTCTAAACTGTAGTCCAAGTAACACACGTAAGAAACCTTGCTTCCCAGAATTAATTTTTGACAATGCACAGTCCACAAGTATTATCAGAGCGTTACCTATCATTGATGACATAGGTGCTATGGTTGGTGTGTTCATGCGTAATAAAGGTTCTAACATCAACACGACTGCTAGAGTCAGAGCAATGTTCACATGTAATGAACCAGAAGGTGTTGGTGCTAGGTTGACTCCTATTGTTAAGGGTGGTAAAATAGAGAAAGTAAGAGTCGATAAACCAGGCGTAGGATACGGATTAGATCCTGACAATACATACTGCCCAAGAGAACAGAAGTTCTTCCTCATAGACAACGTAGAGCTAAATGACTATGCTGACGAGGGAGATGTACTATTCTTCCAAGAGTCAGATGGAGATCCAAACACAGCGATACTACAGATCATAGAATATGATTATGACAACACTGGTTTGGTTGCTTTAGCAACACTAGAAAAGAATGATGTCATTCCATCTGGTCTGAAGATACAGACATCTGGTGGTTTATATAAGTTCCAACTTAACCCATTGAAGACATTCTATGACCTCGCTATTCCTGCTAATGCTACAGCATTGTATGCTAACTGTGATGATATTATACCAGTGCTCGACACTATCGACATCACAAACGTAGGTAAAGGATACAAAGAACCTAAGATATATGTCGGACCTAATGAGGTTGGTGATATATCTGTTGATACAGATGGTAGGTTACTCACCCCAACTATCAATACAAAGACAGTAGGATTTGTACGACCTCGGATCGTAGATCCAGAAGGATATGGTGCTGATATAGTTCCTACATATCAGTACGTAGGACCTACTAAGTTCACTGAGATCTTTGAATCTTCTACTTACATTGATTGTGTTGGTCATCCACCAAACACTACAGTAGAAGTGATAGAGACACAGGTATCAGGTGTATCAGACCCATCACCAGGCACAACCACTATATCAAGTGGTATTACAGAGACACCATCTACACCTGTAACAGTGGATCCACCCACACAAAACGACCCACCATCACAACCACCACAACAATATAATCCACCTAGCAACCCACCTAGTAGCGGTGGCGGTGGTGGAGGAGGATACTAATGGCAAGACAAGATACCACAAATACAGAACTGTTCGATGGTAGTGAAGAGAATAATGAAAATCCTCAACACATAACGAACTATCCAAAGAACTGGGTGACAGTGACCTCAGCGGGTCATGTACTGGAGTTTGACAACTCAAAAGATGGTGAAAGAATACGTATAATCAATGGTAAGACAGGCAGTCTCGTCGAAATGGACGAAGAAGAGGACACATATATCATCAGTGCCAGAGATTTACACCTAAATAGTGACAGGACGACCACCCTTAAGGTCGGTAAAAACAAAAAGGACGACAAACTTATCATTCAAGTTATCGGTGATGCTCACCTGAATGTGGAGGGGAACCTACACACAGAGGTAGAGGGCAACAGATATGACAGAGTGGCTGGTGAATATCAACTAAAGGTTGGTGGAACTATGATGATAGATTCCACATCCAATATTGGTATCAACGCAGACAATGAACTCAGAGTCATAGCTAACTCTATTAACGAACGATGTACCTTCAAACGTCTCAATATGGAGGGAGGAGGTCAGTTAACAGAGGTTATCAAAGGTAACCGTGTGATTAGAATGGATAAAGAGGGAGGCACCTTCGCACTAGAATCAGCGGGTGATCTTCGATTTAACGTCAAGGGTTGTCAGTATGACAACGTTGGTAGAAACAGTTTTACAGAAGTCCAAGGCAAGGTAAAAACCGTTGCTCATGGCCAAAATATTGATTGTATAGAGGGTGGACAACCCTCTGGTATGGATGTCTCAACAAGTAGCGGAGTAGGTTGGGAACTCCAGACAGGTAGCACAGATGTAAGGATAAACACAAACGATTTTGTTATGTCAGCAAGTGGCAGTGCAAACATGTCAGCATCTGGAAGCTCATTCACTATTAACTGTAATAACGGAATATACCTTAATTGACATTCTGAGTTGAATGTACTATAGTAAAGGAACAAACACATGTTTGGTATGACAATCTCGTCAAGTCAGGCTAAGACTCTCGTTGATTTTATCAACGCTGAGAAAGCAAACTACATAGAGGAGAAAGTTAAGGGGGTACCCGACCAGAAGAATGCTATGAAGATCTATAAAGAGATTCATGCTGATCTGGAGGACATCAAACACTATGCTGATGACATC